TGGAACAACCGACTCACCCGCCTCGACTTCGCACAAACCATCAAAGCCATCGACAAACTCATGGACACCTCAAAATTTTGGCCGTCCTGGGCCGAACTCAAAGAAACCGTCGATGCCATCAACAACAGCACCAAAGCAGACTGGCAACTAGAACCAGTCACCAATCCCGCATCCCTCAGCGAAGCCCGCCGGCACTTGGCCGAAATGAGGGCGACATTACAAAACGCTGACTGACGGGTGTCGTGTGTCGTGTGTCGCTTGGTGTAAGGTGTCGGCAACCCCCACTGGACTACCTTCCAGTGTTGGTTATCGGTAGAGAGGCCCCCCGGTTTTCCGGGGGGTTTCTCGTTCTCAGGTCGGGTGTCGGGTGTCGGGTGTCGGTCCCACACCGGCCAGCACCGGCCAACCGGCCAGGGGCCGGCACCGGGTGAAAGCTCGCTAGCACCCGGGCACCGCCGGCAACCCGGCCACAACCGGCGCCACCGGCTCCGCGCATAACGGCCCCGACGCTACCGGGTCGTCAAGCCACGCCGCGACTACACCTAGCGTCACAACCGCTAGCACTACCGCCGCGGCACGCCGCGCCCCGGGCTCACTACAACGGGTGCAGGGAATATCCATGATTAGGGGTGCCTTTCTGGTTAGTCGGTTGGCGGCTAGTGCCACCGGACCCGGCCCGGGCGAACCCGGACCGGACCCGCTAGCACCGGTCGCTAGTGAATCGGGAAGACAATGTCGGGCGCGGTATCCGACGCGGCCGGTAGACACGCTCGACAATGCGCGCACGCCCCCATCAACTGACCGCGGCGCGACACGACCCGCGGCATACCGCCAGAATCCACCGGACAGGCAACTACCCGCCGCGGGTCGGAACCCGCCAGGCCCCGGATCCGTTCCAACATTGCGCGACCCGCGGCTACCGTGTCCGCCATCACTGCCACCGGGAGCCGCCAGTACCTTCCGCCGCGCAACGCGTTGGCAGTACGCGCAACCATTGAAGCGTCCGACGACAAGTAGTAGCTCCACCCTGGCGGTGGCAACCCGTCGTCGTCAAGTAACCGGGCTAACAGCTCGCGACCCGCCGACCCGTAGGACCGCGAATAGCCCCACACTGCCAACGGTGGCGCATCATCCGCGGCCACAACCGGCGCCGCGTCGCGCCACGCGTCGACCAAAGCCGCCGACCACCAATCACCACTAGCCGCAACGCGGAACGTAGGCCGCTCGACACCTAACCGCGTTTGCCGATCCCGCGACCGGCGCATCATCGCTACCGCCAACGCGGCACCGCGACCCGCCGCCAGCTCCCGGTCCCACTCATGCATGCGCCACAACGCCGCCGCGCCGGTATCCAACCGGTAACGCTCGAGCCGCGCCGCGTAACAATCCTGGCAACCACCCGACACACCAGGACACGACACCCGCGCCGGCCACCATGTAGCATTCGCAACCCGCGGCCGGCCAGACACACGCGACGCGGTCGCAGTCTTAGAATCCTCGCACAAATGCCGATCGACATACGCGGCCGAATACTCACGGCACCCGGCCACCCGGCCACGCGACCGAATAGAAACACTAGAAACACTCATAGGGCTACCTCCCCAATCGTCGGTTATCGGTACCCCCAACCCTACTCGCATAAACCCGCCTAGACAAGCACCCGCCGCGCAACAACCCTGGCCCACCACTACCGGCTCAAGACACAACCCGCCGCACCACCACCACCACCCGCCGGCAACCCCCACCCGCCAGCTCCCACCCGCCGACAAGCACGACCCGCCAACACAACCCGCCACCCGCCCGCCGAAAGTCTCGCCCCGGGGGCCGGGTGCGGGGCGGTCGTGCGCACCCGAGCGAAGGGAGGGTGTGCCGACCCCCCGTGCCTGGACCATCTGATTACCTGCTGGGGGGTGGTTTTGCTTTTGGGGTTTGGGCCGCCCGTGGGGTGGTTGGGGGGTTTGGGTGGGGTGGGGCGGTGTGTGTGTTGGTGTTGGGTGTGTGTGGGGTTGGGGTGTGTGTTGGTTTGGTGGGTGTTTTGCCTTCCCCCCCCGAACCGGTTTGGTGAGCCGTTCTCGCTCGTTTGTTCTTGGCGCTTGTCCTGTGCGTTGCTGCCCCTGGCCGCTCTTGCGTTTTGTTGCAGGGGGCGGTTGCCCTTCTGACGGGCGAACGGGCGCTGGTTAGGCGTCGAGCTGGGGGGTGGCTATGTGGGCCGGTTGCTGGTGTGAGCGTAACACAGGTTTATGTGGCTAGATTGCGGTTGTGTTACAGTTGTGTTGCGGTTCGGTGAGGGTTGGGGTGGTGGTGTAGGGTGCGTGGGCTACCTGTTTTTATTCGTGTTGTCTGTTTGGAGTGTTCATGTCTTCTGGTGCCTGTGGCCCTTCGTTGTCTTCGGTTCGTTGTTCGTTGAGGGAGAAGCCGGTGTGTTTGTTGTGTGGGGTTCCGATGCAGCGGGCGGGGTCGTGCATGGTTTGTCCGTTGTGTGGTGAAACTAGTGGTTGTTCGTAGCTGGTTGTGTCGGTAGATGCCGGTGGGGTTGCCAGGGTTGTTACTGCGTTGGCTGCGTTGGTGGCTTCTGTTGGGGGGTTGCTGGTTGCTGTTCGGTCCGGTGGGGATGCTCCGCAATCGCCTGCTGTGATTGTGGTTCGGGGTTCGGCTTTGCCGGGTGACGATTTGTCTGATTCTGAGCGTGATCGTGAGTGGTTGTCTGATTTGGGGATGCCCGGGTGAGTAGTGGTGTGCCGATCACGGCTGAGGTGTGGTTCAAGTATCAGCAGTTGCGTGACGGCGGGTTGTCGAAGTATGGGGCGGCTAAGAAGTTGTCGATTTCGTATCGGGCTGCGTCTGATTTTGAGAATGGCACTGGGTCGCGGGTTGGTCGGGATGCGAAGCGGGCGTATGCGGAGGCGCAGAAGCCTCCGGTGACGCCGTATGACGATTTGTCTGATGAGGCCCGGGAGGCGTATCACGACATTGAGGTGTTTGCCCGCCGCTATTTCGGTCTGATTTTGATGCCGTGGCAGGTTGAGGCGACGAATCGGATCATGGAGTTGTTGGAGTCGCCGCATGAGGAGTATGTGGTTATCAACGCTCCTCCTGGTTCGGGTAAGTCCACGTTTTTTACTCGGATTTTGCCGGCGTGGGCGACGGTGCGGGATCGGACGTTGCGGGGGATGATTGGTTCGCATACGAACCGGTTGGGTGAGTGGTATACGCGGCGGTTGAAGTCGGAGTTTGAGCGGGCGCAGCCGGTTCGGGCTGAGGCGAAGGATTTCAAGCTGGGGTTGGCTGTTGATGCTGAGGCGGTGCTGATTGAGGATTTTGGCCGGTTCAAGCCTGATGTGAAGGAGGTTTGGCGGGCTGATCAGTTCACTGTCGCGCAGGAGGATGATGTTCCTGTGTCGGAGAAGGAGCCGACCTGGACTTGCTTTGGTGTCGATTCAGGGTTTTTGGGGGGCCGGTTCGATCTGATTATTTGGGATGACTTGTATGACCCTCGGAAGATGCGTACTGCTGAGTCGCGTGACGATTTGAAGCGGTGGTGGGATGAGGTTGCTGAGACTCGGTTGGAGCCGGGTGGGTTGTTGGTGTTGCAGGGGCAGCGCATGTCGAGTGACGACATTTACCGGTATGCGTTGGATAAGGAGGCTGCGGTTGACGAGGACGACGATTTTGAGGATGAGTTACCGGAGGGTCTTCGCTTGGGTGGGAAGCGGTATCACCATTTGGCGTACAAGGCGCATTATGAGGACAGGTGCGTGAAGGAGCATAAGGCGTCGTCGGCTCCGTGGCCGGATGGGTGTTTGTTGTATCCGCGTCGGTTGAACTGGCGCAAGTTGACTCATTTGAGGCATCAGACCCCGGATCGGTATGCGGTGTTGTACCAGCAGGAGGACGCTGATCCGGCGGCGGTGCTGGTTGACCCGGTGTGGATTAGTGGCGGTACTGCTCAGGACGGGGTTGAGCATCAGGGGTGTTGGGACTCGGATCGTGATTTGTGGGAGTTGCCGCGCAATCTTCCTGGTGATGTGATTGTGGTTGCGTCGGCGGATCCGTCGCCTAGCAAGTTTTGGGCGTTGCAGGTTTGGGCGTATGTGCCTGAGTCGGGGATGCGTTATTTGTTGGAGTCGTATCGGCAGAAGATGGATGCTCCGACGTTTTTGGATTGGAACCATTCGGAGGGGGTGTTTACCGGTATCGCGGAGGAGTGGTGGCAGCGGTCGGTGGGCATGGGGCATCCGATTCAGTATTGGATTGTTGAGGCGAACGCGGCCCAAAAGTTTATTTTGCAGTACGACCATTTTCGGCGTTGGTCGTCGCAGCGGGCTGTGAATCTGATTCCTCATTACACTCATTCACGCAACAAGGCGGACCCGGATTACGGGGTTCAAATGTTGGCCGGGTTGTATCGGCATGGAAGAATCCGCCTTCCGGGGAAACAACGGACAGAAGCCCGTCCGCATGCGCTACTGTTAGTGAACGAAGTAACAAAGTGGACCCCGGAAGGTACGGGGGCCACTACGGACGATTGCGTTATGGCGCAGTGGTTTGTGGAACATAACCTCCCGAATATCAGTTTGCCTCGGGGGAACGTGACGCCGCTTTGGCGACCGTCATGGATCAAGGAGGCAAGCTGAGTGAAGTCGGCTGAGGAAATCGTAGAACTCCTGCGGGAGCGGGAGGCGAACTCTGAGCCGGGGTTGGCTCGTATGCGCCGTATCCGGTCTGCATACAACGGTGACATTGTTGTGCCGTTGCCTGAACTCGATGAGCATGAGCAGACTGCTGTCGCGAATCTGCTGGCTCAGGGTTTGGATCAGACGGCGATGCGGATTGCGTCGGTGTTGCCTGACATCATTATGCCGCCTACGTCGGATACGTCGAAGGAAGCGGAGAAGCAGGCCAGGGTTCGCCGCCGTGCCGTGTTGGGCTGGTGGGAACACAACCGTATGGACATCAAGATGGGTCGGCGTGCCCGTCACTTGTTGGGCTATTCGTGTTCGGCGGTGTCGCTGCGGTATGACCCGGTGACGGGTGTTCCTGAGTGGACGGTGCGGGATCCGTTGACGACGTTCCCGTCGCAGGTTTACGGCCCGGATGATCTTGAACCGTATGACTGCGTGTTTTCGTATGAGCGGTCGTATGCGTGGTTGAAGGCCAACTACCCGGATCGGGCGGAGTTGCTTCGTGCCAAAACTGATGTGGAGCCCAACGATTCGTTTCAGTTGGTCGAATACTGCGACCCGGAAGAAACGGTCCTGGTTGCTGTCGGGCAAGACCCGTCGCACGGGTCGCGTGGCTCCGAGGGTCGAGGTTCAACAACTTGGACTTCTACGACTTGGCATCGGAACCTGAACTACGCCCCCCCGATTGCGGAACTTGAACGTGTCCCCAATCGGGCTGGGGTCTGCCCTGTGGTTATCGCTGGACGGATCACGTTGGACGAGCCGCAGGGTCAGTTCGATCAGATGCTCGGCATGTACCAGACGCAGGCGCGGTTGATGGCGTTGGAAGTGTTGGCTGTGCAGAAGGGCATCTTTCCCGATACTTGGCTGGTGGCCCGCCCGGGTGAGCAGCCGCAGATTGTCAACACTGCGAACGGGTTGACGGGCGAGATCGGGATGTTGAAGGGCGGCGAGTTGCGCGACTCGGCGTTGAACCCTGGGTTTATGACAAACCCGACGATTGACCGCCTGGAACGTGCCCAGCGTTTGACGGCAGGGATTCCTGCCGAGTTTGGTGGCGAGTCCGGGTCGAACATTCGTACCGGTCGCCGCGGCGAGGCTGTGTTGTCCGCCGTTGTGGATTTCCCTGTGCAGGAAGCTCAGAAGTTGCTGTCTGCGTCGTTGCAGGTGGAGAACAAGCGGGCGATTGCGTTGGCGAAGGCGTATGGCGGCAACAAGTCGAAGTCGTTTTATGTGTCGTGGAAGGGCGCGAAGGGCACTGTCGATTACACCCCGAACAAGCATTTCGACACTGACAACAACATTGTGGTGTTTTCGCATCCTGGTACGGATGTGAACCAGTTGGTGATCGGTGCCGGCCAACGCATCGGTATGGGTACTTTGTCGAAGAAGTCGTTTATGTCGCTGGACCCGATGGTTGATGACGCCGAGTCGGAGCATGACACGGTGGTTGCGGAGTCGCTGGAGGCGGCTTTGTTGTCGTCGTTGCAGACGCAGGCAGCGCAGGGTGCTTTGCCGCCTGCGGATTTGGCCCGTATCGCAGATTTGGTGCGGACGGATCGTGCCGAACTGGCTGATGCTGTGCAGACGGCGCAGGAAGAGGCGCAGGAACGGCAAGCTCAGGAGATGCCAGCTGGTTCGCCAGAGTTGCAGCCCGGTTTGGCGCAGCCCGGGATGGGGGCCGAAGCGCAACCCGCGGGACCGGGTGGTCCCCCGCCGTTGCGTGAGTTGCTTGCTCAGGTTGGTGCATGATGCCGCGTAAGGGCAAGGGGCAGAAGGTTTCGGTTGCGTCTGGTCAGACGTATGGGAAGCGTGCCGCTCAGGAGGAGGCGCAGCGTGCGGTGCCGATGGCGCGTAGCGAAGATTTTGTGCCCCGGCCCGCGGTTCGTCCCGGCGGGTTCGGGGCGCTTAGTCGCCCAACGGAGCGTCCTCGGCAGTCGTTGACGGCAGGTGCACCGGTTGGTCCCGGTGGCGGTCCCGAAATGCTTGTGGGGCCACAACGCGGTCCCGATGAGGAAGTGTCGGAGCGGCTTCGCACCTACTTGCCGATTTTGGAAACGAAGGCGGCGCAGCCGGAAGCGACAGCGAACTTCCGCATGTTTGTGCGTCGAGTTCGCGCTTTGGTGAACCGTGCCCCGGCAGGGCGGTAACCCGTGGGTGTCCTAGACCGTTTGGACGACCTGTGGGATGCAGGCTTTGAGGTAGGTCGCACTTCGGTCAACACTGTGATCGACTTGGTGGAGGCTCCGTTCACGGAAGACGAGTACGAGGGTTTCGTTGGAACCATCGCGGGCGTCACGATGGATCGTGGTGCTGAAACGCTGGTGAACGCGTTCGGCCCGGAGGGGGTTGGTGGGACGCTGATCGGTGCGCTACCGGAACCGGTTCGTGATGTTGGAGTGGAGGCGCTGGACAAGCTGGAGTGGGCGTACCGGGAAGGTGTCGGTGAACCTTTGTCGGCGGCGTTTACCTATGGTTCGCTGTCGCCGCCGTTGGGTAAAGATTCACCGTGGTATGCCGAGTGGGATTTTTTCAATGTGGATCGGTGGAAGCAAGCCTACGGGATAGCGCAAACGCGGTCTCCTGGGCAGGCGATTGTATTGAGGATGCTCACTGACGACATTCTCGATGAGAAACAGGTTGCCCACTATGAGGGCACTGCGTTTTACAACATCATGTCGGGTACTTGGGATGCGGCGTTTCGTTTTTTCGCGTCACCGGAAATCTTTGTTGGTAGGGCGGTGATGTGGGGTGTCTCATATAGCCGTCGGGCGGCGTTTAATAACTATTTTGATGATGGTCGGGGGTTTGGCGCGTTTGCTGATGATGTGGGTCGGATGGCTGACGACGCCGCTGCCCCCGGTGCCGACGCCGCCCGGTTAGAGGTGTCGGTTCCTGACGACCCAGCAATGCACGGTGTGCGCCCTCGCACAGAGGGGGACTTTGGCAACCCTGAGCATCGGGCAGTCAGCGAACATTTCCAATCTCACAACGAGTCGCTGAGGGGCAAAGCTACGGTTCTTAGCCCCGATGACCCCGCGATCCCTGACACAGTTTTTCATGTCACCGCTTCAGGCGGTGCTATTGATGCTGGAGGTGTGATTCGTGCTGGCGGTGGGGATCTTGGTCTTGGCGCTGGGACTGGTGTCCCTGAACGTGCCGTTTCTTTTACCGCGTCTAGAAAAGTTGCTGAACAGTTGGCCGCTGACTTTGAGTTGCGCCGTCGGATCGCTGTCGCTGCGACCAGGGGCGGTCGTGACGAGGTGGGCGACCTGTTGAAAGCCGAGTCGCAGCGATGGAACATCAAGACGCTTTCACCTAAGCGGCGTGAGGAACTAACTTCCACAACGGGGTTTCCTGAGGGCCGGTCGATTGATTACGAGTGGGAGTATTATCTCCACACAGAATCGTCAAAGTACGACCTTGATGAAGTGTTGAGTTTCTTTTTCCGGGGGCGAAATACTGCTGGCGGTCCCAGGGATCCGTTATTCATGGTTGGTGCCGCTCATTTGAAGGAGGGCCGGCCAGAGCCATTGTTGAGTTGGGCGTCAAAGACGGCTGATGACATCAAGATCATTGAGGTACCGAAAGCGAATCTTTCAGCCAGCGGTGGGGCCATCACGGATTTTGATCTAGGCAGGTTCCTAGAGGAGATTCGGGTTTACGGAGATGTCCCGATTGGGAGATTCGCAGATGACCCGGAGTTAGCGGCGGCACTTTCCTCACGCGTTCTTTCATTTACCAAGGGCGACCCGGGAGATCCTGTCATTCGTGCCGCGTTGGAACAGGCTCCGGTCAATACGGAAACCCTTTACAAAGGGGCCACGAAGTACGACTACGCCGACCAGATTAGGGATGGCCGGGTTAGTTTCGATGGCCCTACATCAACCTCGCTTGATAGGCGTACCGCTGGGTCTTTCGCTGAGGAAGGCGAGCGGACTCTCACCGGTCCCGAATATAAGCAATGGGCAGCAGGGGAATCGCCTTACCGTATCGACCCGTATAACCCGTTGGACAAGCCCGTCGTGTTTGAGATCCCTCCGGGCCAAACGCGGTCATTGGATGTCACGACTCGCGTCAAGAAAGCGCGCGATGAGGAGTTGGCTCGGAAAGGAATATTCCCAACGTCGATAGATGACACTGGTCGTGGTGGGTATGTGGCCGCAGCGGGTCGGGGCGCAACCGACATAGACCACTATCTTGACTTTGCGTCTGGCTCCGTCGGCCAGATGGAGCATCTTGTCGCCGGGTCTTTCAAAGTGGTCGACATCGTTGACGAGGGCGCTTTCCTGCGCGTCCGGTTGATGGCTGATGACGCCGGCGCTGCCGGTGCCGGTGCCGCACGCGCTCCTGCCAAGGCAGCAGATGACACCGCCCTCCACGACCTCGCAGGCCGCATCCGCGAAAAATACTTCCGCACCCACCACGACGGCGATCTCGTCGCCTACGAACTCGCCCGCTCCTACCTCGGACGCCACGGCTTCACCGGAGGCCGCGCCTCAATGGAAAACGTCATGCGTTTCTTCATGGGCGAAACGTCAGCAATCGGCAAAATCGCAGAAGACTCAGGCGAAGCCGCAGGCTGGTTCGGGAAACTGTTCGCAGACACCGCCGTCGTAGACGACGTACTCCCGCCAGGAACACCCGGAGCAGAATCCGCCAGATTCGACAGGGCGCAAGCAATAGCCGCAGACATCAACCCTGACGACTACCTGCTGATGGACCCGAAGAAGTTCACCGGGTACGCCACGATTGACGAGGTGGTTCGTCCGGGGTTGCGATCCAACCTTGTGGAGTCGATGGAGCGGTCGTCGTGGTATCGCCCCGATGGTGACGCGGGCCGGGTTGGCCGTTATGCGGGGCGCACGATTCGGGTGTTTCGCGACATGAAGCCGCAACGTGCCGCTTGGGTGGGTGACGCTAACTCTGGTGAGCAGGTGGCGCGCGTGTTGCAGGAGGCCGGCTATTCGGCTGCTGAGGTGGCGCGGTTCCGTGGCAAGTGGGCGTCGATGACTCGCGGGCAGAGGATGTCATACGCGCAGGCCAAGCAGCGGCAAGTGGTGAAGCGGCTTGTCAACAAGCACTTGCCGGGTCTGAAAAAGGCTGAGGTTGACGATCTGCTAAATGATTTCGCCAAATCCAATATGTCGGGGCGAAGCCTTCTCAGCCGTGTCGTCAAGTACGACGCAGACAACGAAGTCTCAACCATTCGGATCATCGACCCGGACACGGGCGACGACGTTTTCCACCATCTGCCACTAACCCCTGGGCAGTTGGAACAGACGGTTGTCACCCTCGACGCTAAAGGGTTGGATCGTTTTCTAAAGGCGGCAGCCAGCAAGCACGGCACCGACTTGCGGAATGTCACCGGCTTGGCAAGCGATGGGTTGAAGTTGGTGATGTCGTGGTGGCGTCCCGCGATGTTGTTGCGTCCTGCGTGGGCGATTCGGGTCGTCGGTGACGAACAGTTACGGATGATGGCAAAAATCGGTGCGTTGACACAACTGACCGATCTACTTGGCCCTGCACGCCGCGAGTACGTCGATGCTGTGTTGCGTCGCAAGATCGCTGGCCTCGGCGGTGCCGGGGAACTCACAGCTCGCCAGTTGATGACGAGGCGTGCCGCGTTGACCGGCGGTGCCGGGTTTCTGTTCGGTGGCCCAATCCTTGCCGGCGTCGGTGCCGGGGCGTCGCTGGTGCGAAACAACCGAAACATTCGACGGTTGACGGCACGCACCGCGGCGATCAACAACGCTCGCGCCACCAGAGGCACCGCAGCCGAAGCATCCGGGCTTGCGTCGATGGACGATTTGGGTATCGGCAATCTGGACATCATGGGTTACGACGTACAGGCAGCGTTCGGGGATGCGTTGGCTCCGCAGATCGTGTGGCGCAAAGCCAACTCTGCGAACCGGCAAGCGGGGTATCTGCTGCTGGATGAGGAACGCAAGTTTTGGGACGACATCGGTCAGGAGTTGGGTGATTGGAACCGGGTTTGGGATCCGCGTGATGTCGGGACACCGGTCAGGGAGTACGCCCGCTGGTGGGAGCGTGTCGTCAACGACCAGTACGGCAGCAACCAAGTGGGCCGCATAGCGTTCGATGACTCGCTGGGGTCCGTCGATGATCGGGTGCAGGCACTCGTTACCTGGGTGGAAGACCCCAGCAACGCCGATTTCGCTGCTGCCATTCAGTCTCGTCTTACAGCGGAGGGTGCTGACGGGTGGGCGGCGAAGGTTGTGGACGCCGCTGACCGGATGCTCGCTCATCCCGAGTTGCGGGCCAAGATCGCGAGCGGTAAACGCGTCCGGTTCGATGATCTACAACGGGTCGCTAAAGAGGAAGGCACGGATTGGCGAAACTTCGTCGGGTCCGTCCACGCACAAGAAGTGTTCCAAACCGGGGAACGGGCGATTACACAACGTGGTCGCCGGCTTGTAGACAGACTGTACGAACGCATCGGAACACTCACCACCGACAACCTGTCCCGCAACCCCTACTTCAAACGCGTCTACGAAACCGACATGAAGCGCCGAATCGCCCGCTTCCACCAGGGCGACGGCAACTACGAACTCACCGCCACCCAGTTGCGGGCACTGGAACAGTCCTCACGCCGCAAAGCCCTCCAAGAAACACGCGACCTGCTGTACGACCTTGCAGAATCGTCACAGTTCTCCGACATGATGCGAAACGTCATGCCGTTCTTCAACGCATGGCAGGAAGTGCTAACCCGCTGGGCTGGCCTCGCCGTCGAGAACCCGGTGTTTGCCGCCCGCATGGCGCAGGCGTTTCGGGCAGACATCCAACTCGGGGACTTCATGCAAACAGTCGAAACGGACGACGGACGCTTCTTCCAGTTCCGCCTCCCCGAACGGGCCGCAGGCTTGTTGAAGCACGGCATCGTCGGGAACGCGTTCGATGACGCCGGGGTGCTGCGGTTCCGTGCCTCCTCGCTGAACATGATTACCCAAGGACTGCCAGGGTTTGGCCCAATCGCACAAATCCCAGCGTCAGCGCTTGTCAAAGAAAAGCCCGAACTGGAGGAAGCGCTGCGGTTCATGCTCCCCTACGGGCCAGTTGACCCGCTCCAATCCCTGCAACCCGCATGGATGAAACGGCTCACTTCAACATGGGCGAAGGACCGCTCCTACGAGTCGTTCGCTGCCGGGTTGATGATCACCCGTATGGCCGACATGGAAAACGGCGACCTGGAACCCATCGACTTCGATGACGGCCACGCTGTCGCACAGTTCATTGACGACGTAAAGAGCGATGCGAGCAACTTCATGGTGCTGAGGTCGGTTGCGGCGGCGTTCTCGCCTGCGTCTGTGCAGTTCCATTCGCCATATCAGCTTTGGATTGACCGATACCGGGAGTTGCGGGCAGAAGACTTCAAAACTGCTGACGAAAAGTTTTTTGCTGAACTCACCGCGGAAGGCAACGAAGGGTTCTTCGCTCTCGCGGCCCGGTTCACCCAAAACAACGAAGGGTTGCCTGCGACAATCGAGTCGGAACAGGTGCGAAAAAAGTATCTGGATTTGATTCGTCGCCACCCGGAGGTCGGCAGTCTGATCCTCGGCATCGAGGGCGGCGGGTCAGCGAAGTTCTCTGCTGCGGTGTACGAGAAGCAGTTGATGGAGGACACTTCACCCGGGTCTGGTGTGAAGCGTCGTGAACGCCTGTCGCTTGAAGAGATCCTGACAAACGTGAAGGCTCGCGAGGGCTGGCAGGCGTATGGCGCGATGAACGATGTGATCTACAACGAGATGCGTGCCCGCGGGTTGCCGAACCTACAGGTGGGCGAGGCGAAGGATTTGCGGGCGGTACGCCAGGAACTGATTCGTCAACTGAGCGTGGAGCATCCGTTGTGGTTTGACGAGTACCGCGACCCGGATTTGACGAAGTGGCAGGACCGCTTTGATGGGATTCGGGCGGTTGTCGCTGACGAGCGGTTGGCGGGCCGTGACGACATTCGGCTTCTCGGAGAGTATATGGAGTTGCGTGATATTTTTACGGCTGAGTTGGCTGCGAGGAAGGCAGCCGGTGGGGCGCAGTCGTTGACCGCTACGAGCAATCGTGATTTGTTGGCGGTGTGGGAGTCGATGATGGAAGAAATGTTGGAGAATCCGACGTTTTCGGATCTTCTTTGGCGGTGGTTGGAGTTTGATCCGTTGTCGCGTGATACCTGGACGGCAGCGCAGCAGGAGATTTTGAGGTTGGCAGCATGACTGAACCGATGACAGACGAAATGCAGGAAATCGTGGGCAGCAACTCCGATGCGCATGCAGCGTACTACGGGGTTGGTGCCGCCGAGGAGGCTTACGACCCGTTGGCGGCAGTGTTCTACGAAGCGTTGTTCGACCTGCCTGTCGTCACCCATACAGAAACCATGAAGCCCGACTATACGCAGCCTCACGGATCTACGGAAGGGCCAGCCTATGCGGAAGACATAACGGTCACCGATGTGACTGGCCGCGATGTGTTCCAGTCATACATCGACTCGCCAGCGGCAGTACGCCACGCCCTGCACGAACGCCTCTACACCGCAGGGTTCTACCCGCGGGCACACCCCCCGGATCAGATCGACCACCCCCAATCTGCCGTCGGCGCGTTGGAGAAGGCGACCAGTTGGTACGCGCAGGAGAACAAGACCCCGGGGCAGGCGTTACCTGACGCCGACAAGTCACTGTTTGTCGAAGAACCAGACCCGGGACCGAGGCGAGCCACGGAGGCGCAGATTGTGGGGATGGCTGACCAGATGGCTCGCAGTTTGCTGGGCCGGCGGGCCACTGAACCGGAACGCAGGGCTGCCGTCGCGATTGGTCGCCGCTTTGAGGACCAGGGGCAGAGTTACGACGCTCGGGATTTTGAGGCTCCGTACCGGTTTGTGGCGGGTGACGAGGTGAAGGCGCGGGATATGGAGAAGACGTTGAGCGTTTTTGAGCGGATAGTGAAGGGACGCTGACATGAAGCGTGGCGACAAGGGGATGTTTGTCGGCATTCTCCAAAAGACGTTGGCTGAGGCCGGGTATGACCCGGGTCCGGTAGATGGCATCTATGGGCCGAAGACGGAAGCGGCGGTGAAGGCGTTTCAGGCTGATCTGCTGGCGTCGCCCGATATGCGGCGTGTCATCCACGGCGGTGTCAGGGATGACACTTTCGGAGGTCCGGGCCTCAGCGACTTTGGGTTGGCGTTGGAAAGCGATTTGGTGGCTTCCGGCGAAGCGGACGATGTGACATGGAGGGCGCTGACTGCTTACCACGACATCGCCGCGAAGTCCTACCGGTCGGGTGGCGTGCCGGAACCGCCGTCGATAGACAAGGCTGCCGAAACGGCTGAGGCTGCTCAGGGTGACGCTACTTCCGGCGATGAGGCAGGTGCCGGTGTTGTCCATCTTGAAGATGATGATGCTGTCACAGGCGGGTCTACAACCCGTGTGGTCACATTAGAGGCTGGGGAATGGTTGAAGGAACGCCACCCCGGGTTGAAGGATCTTTCCGATGAAGAGTTCCGGGTTATCCATCAGCGGTACATAGACGGTTTTGACGGTGGTAACGGCTTGTCGTTGGAAGAGTTGGATTATGCCGTTGAGTATGTTTTGAGCCTTTCTCCTGAGGAACGCGCTGAAGATGTGTCTGATCCGATCACCACCGTCACTGACGACGATCCGGCTACTACTCCGTTTACCGAACTGTGGGACGAGCTGCTCGCTGCCGACGAGGACGAAGCCCGTAGCCGCCTGGGAGAGATCGAAGGCGACGCTAATCAAGCAGCGTTTGTTGCCGAGTATGAAGAACTCCACGGCGTAAATCTGTATACGCCTGAGGGTGGTTGGCTGGAGGATGCGCTGCCGACGTTGGCTGAGAGATACCCGACAGCGACTTCTGAGCAGTTGGAAGCCATTCAGGCAGCGTTGGATGGTGGGGCTACTCAGGGAGAGGTCGATGCTCTGTTCCGCCAGTTGAGCGGCACAGGCGGCACCCCCGACGGTACGGGCACACCCGACACCACCACACCCGACGGTACGGGCACACCCGACGGCGACCCGACAGAACCCCCCGACGAGATTGTCACCGACGAAGACATCGCCAACCTCGCCGCCACCTACGGATACGGCGCACGCTGGCTCAACCACGAAGAACTAGGCCCAATCCTGCGCCAAGCCGCCGAAGAAGGCTGGTACGACAACGCCACCGGCCTCGCACGCCTCGAAGCAGCCATCAGAGCAACCGACTGGTGGGACGACTTCGACAGGAACGAACGCATCCATCAGATGCTGGAAGCATCCGACCCGGCAGAAGCCGAACGCCTCCTCGACCTCCAAGTAGACCGGCTCCAACGTGCCGCAACCCGCCTGGGCCTCGTCACAATCGCAGACGACCGCTTCCGCGAAATGGCCCGCGACGCCCATGTCGAAAACTGGTCCGACTACCAGATCAACCAAAACATGCTCCTCGAAGCCGAATGGGCGCCAGGCCAAGCCGGCGGAGAAGTAGCCGACTACTACTCGGTCATCGACGCCCACGCAGGCGACTACATGGTCGGCCACCTCATAGACGACACAGACAAAGACGAATGGGCACACGCCCTGTACCTAGGCGACGCCACCGAAATGGGTATCCGCAACGACATCGCAGCCCTCGCACAGTCAGCGTTCCCGTCGATGGAGGCACGCATCTCGCAGGGCTACACAGTCCGCCAGATCCTCTCCCCGCTACGCCAAGAAGCAGCACGCCTGCTGGAAATCGACGCCTCGTCCATTGACTTGATGACCGACCCGAGGTTCCAAGACATATGGGAGAAACAGAACGACGACGGCACTACCCGTGTGATGTCCGTCGCAGAAGTCGGACAGCATGTCCGCGGCCTTGAAGACTGGCAGACGACAACGAATGCAACCAACGACGCCTACCGGTTCGCTGACTACATCGGCAAGAAGTTCGGAAAGGCAGCCTGACCATGACTGAAACAGCCAACGACATCATCCGCAGCGCCCTCACCGCCTACGGCCTCGAAGGGTTGCTGGACGACATCGAGCTTGATCTGATCGGGACATGGCAAAGCACCGCCAACATGGACGCCGTGTGGGCAAGGGTGCAAACATCGCAAACGTACCGTGACCGGTTCCCCGCCATGCAGGCACTTGCAGACGCAGGCCGTGCCATCACCGAAGCAACCTACGTTGCGTTGGAACGCCAGTACGCGTCGATTCTGTCGATGTACGGGATGCCCGCCACGTTCTACGACGACGCTTCTGATTTCGGGTCGTTGATCGCCGGGGATGTGTCGCCGCAAGAGTTCCAGCAACGCGTCGGCCTAGCGTCGGAATCCGCTTTGAGCGTCACACCAGAGGTGAAGCAGCAACTTGAGGACTACTACGGTATTACCCAGGAAGACCTAACGGCTTACTACTTGGACCCGGAGAGAGCAGCGAATGTTTTTGAAGAACGTGAGCGGTTGGAGTCGGCTCGGATCGGCGGCATCGCTGTCGAAACCGGGCTTGGACCCATCGCCCGTCAAACCGCGGAACGGCTTCGCCAGACCGGGGTTACTGAACAAGAAGCTCGCAGGGGTTTCCAGGAAGTAGCCGCTTCCACACTAACTGAGGAAACCGCTTCGGAAGGCGGGGACATCACTCAGGAAGAAGCGATCGACGCGCGGTTCGGGACTGATGTTGAGGCGCAGCGTCGCATCGAGGGTCGTCGGCAGCGCCGGCTGGCTGAGTTCAGTCAGAGCGGCGGTCCTGCGATGACGCGTGGCGGCTATACCGGACTCGGATCCGCAGGCTAAGACCGCCAAATCACATAAATGTTGTTAGCCGCGCAAAAGCACTGCTAAGGTAACCGCAGGCACATATGGCCGTGGAACCGTTTGCCCCACGCGAGCTGTCTGTACCCGAAGGCCATCGACCTGCCCCTTGGGTCGATGCGAAACCTGCAAAGGGAGGACATAGATGGTTGAGGCAAACGAGTCCGAAACTGTTGAACTAGACGACAACGGTGAACCGAAGCGCAACTTCCGGCGAGTGTTGGAAGATCGAGCGGAAACTGCGGAAGCCAGAGCATCCGAACTGGAAGCCCAGGTAACGCAGATGCAACGCACGGAAGCGTTTCGGGCGGCAGGGATCGACCCGGCAGACACCCGCCAGTCGTACTTCGTAAAGGGGTACGAGGGGGATGTTGACCCGGATGCGATTCGGGCGGCAGCCGAGGAAGCAGGCTTCCTTGGTGGCACGCAGGCCGCACCCCAGCCGGCGTCGCAGTCGATCCCGGGTACGGGAGAGGCCGTGACATTCCGGCAAGAACTGTTGGCGCAGCAAAGGATTGCTGACGCTGGCGTTCAGGGGCAACCGGTGGTACAACCCGGTCTAAACGACCGGATTTATGCCACAAAGTCGGAAGACGAACTGATGGCCCTTATGCGGTCAGAAGGTTACGAGTTCAACGTGCAGGGTTGATTTGCCTCTTGTCCCTTTGAGGTAATCAAACAATGGCTTATACTCAGAAGTCCAGTGTCGCTTCCGACACTGCGGCGTTTGAACAGCTTGCGTATTTTGCTCTGCGGAAGCAGCCGCTTCACGCAGACTACGCGTCTGTTCGCGCCACCCGCCAGAGCCACCGTGGCTCTAGCGTTCAGTTCAACATCTACGCTGATCTGGCTCAGGCCACCTCGGCGCTGACCGAAACCAGTGATGTCACGGCTGTGGCGTTGAGCGATTCGACCGTGAGTGTTTCTCTGGTTGAATACGGCAACGCTGTGGTCACCACTGCTGCACTTCGCGGCCAGTCCTTCCTGAACGTCGATGCCGATGCGGCCAACATTGTTGGCTTCAACGCAGCGGACTCACTCGATCAGGTAGTCGCTGACCTCCTCTACGCAGGGTCGAATGTTTCATACATTTCCCAGACTTCGCGTGGAGCCCTGGTGGCTGGCAACACGATCACTTCCAACTCGGTTCGTGAGCAGGTTGCTGCGCTTCGCACAGCCGCCGTTCCGACGTTCGACGGTGGCACCTACATCGGGTTCATGCACCCGGATGTGGCCTATGACTTCATCGGTGCTACCGGCACCGCTGACCTTCGGTCGTTCCAGATTCGTCTGGACGCTGAGGGTGTCCGCAAGGGCAGCATCGGCACCTTCGACGGCGTGGACTTCATCGAAACGCCTCGGGCGCTGCTCGTCGCTGACGGTGGCGACAGCAACGTGGACGCCTACGGCACAGCCATCATCGGCCAGCAGGCTATGGCTCACGCCTACTCGACCATGTACGGACCGGATCCGCAGGTCGTGTTCGGTCCCGTGACCGACAGCCTCCGCAGGTTCCAGCCCGTCGGCTGGTACGCCATGTGCGGGTATGGCAGGTTCCGCGAGGCCGCGATCCGTCGGATCGAATCGGCTTCGTCCATCGGGTCTAACTCGTAGCCCCGGATGACCGATAGCGGGAACCGGCCTCTGGCAAACGGGTCGGTTCCCGCTCATCCGGTCGTAGGACAACTGCCGTGACCTACTACAAGAAATCAACCAGGAAGCCTCGCAGACCGAAAGGTGGGCGGCGGTGAGCGACTTCGGTGAGAAGGCTCGTTCGGTTGGGTTCTTGAAGCGTCGCGGTTCCAAGGAAGCGTCGGTTGTGCGTCGGGATTCCGATGGCACGGTCGGCGGGCTGCACGTTGAACACTGGGATGGCCGCGTTGATGCGAAGGTTGTTCCTGAGTCGGTGCAGTTGCGAGCCGTCCCGGGAGGTGGCGACTAATGGCTGTTACAGCCTCGGGCCTGTTTGTGCCCACATTTCTAGACATTCTGGACGGGACTCAGCTCGCTGTGGACACGGCGTCGGACACGTTCAAGTGCGCCATGATTACCAACAGTTCGACGCCCGACTTTGACACCCATGACGAGTGGGCAGATTTGTCTGGCAACGAGGTTTCGGGTACGAACTACTCCGCCGGCGGGGTGGCGCTGACTTCGGTGACGTTGACGGGTTCGTCCGGGACGATCAAGTTCGATGCTGCCGATTCGTCGTGGTCTACGTCCACGATTTCTTCTGCTCGGGCGGCGGTCATTTATGACGACACGTTGTCGGGCGACAAGCTGATTTGTCTTGTTGACTTTGGGGGCGACTATTCCAGTGCGAATGGGACGTTCACTATTACCTGGAACGCGTCTGGTATTTGGACGCTGGATTTGACGCCGTAGGAGGCTGACTGATGGCAACCTCATTCCCGACGAGTCTGGATACTGCCGGCGGGACGCTTCGCACGGACATTGCGTCGACTACGGATATGGACGCGTCTGGTTTCGAACATGATGTGATGCATGTGAATGTGCATGGTGCTGCTTTGGCCCTGGAGGCGAAGGTGGGTACGGGGGCTTCGACGCCGGTTGCTGATGCGGTGTTGATGGGGACTGGTACTGGTACGTCGGCTTGGGATACTTCTCCGACGTTCAAGGGTGCGGTGACCGTGGGCGAGGACGACGTAGGTCACGATGTCAAGTTCTTCGGGGCGACGGCCACGAACGGCTACCTGCTCTGGGACGAGTCGGAGGACGACCTCATCCTCGGATCGGCGTCAAAACTGGGCCTCGGGGCCACCTCGCCCAGTTACCCCCTCCACATCAGCACTACCGACAACCGCCCCATCGGAATCGTGTCATCGGTGGCTGGCTCCTACCTCGACATGCGAGACACCGACACGACCGGCGAGGGCTACGTCTCCATCGGAGCGGTCGGCGACGGAATGAACTTCATCGCTGGTGGCACATCCCGCATGACCATCAACTCCAACGGACAGGCGCAGGTAGCCACGTTCGGGAACTCCAACACGGCGGGGTTCGAGTTGCACGACACCCTCGCCTCGTCGGTGCCGCCGTTCATGGAGGTCTTCGGGGACCGTTCCGACGCCAATAGTAACGCCAAGTTCAGCGCACGGTTGATGCTCACCAAGCATCAGACCAACGCGGCCATAGCAGCCAACACGAGTCTCGGCGGCATCTGGTTCGGAGGGTGTCCCGACTACTCGGATGACGCTACGCGGGTCTACCCAGCAGGCATCATGGCCCGCGCAGATGACGCGTGGACGACTGGGGCAGGCAACCAAGCAACGGAACTCCGTTTCTTCACTGGCTCCACGGGCATCGCCCCGCAGGATGACGGGCAGCCGGGTTCCACCGCCTTCTACATCAACGCGGCGGGCAACTGCGGCATGGCGACGACCACGTTGTCGTCGGATGCTGTTCTGAGCCTGAGTGGTGATTCCGCTGCGGATTACAAGTTGATGTTCCAAGAAGGGTCAGCCGATGTCATCTCCCTCAAGTACGTCGGCAGCGCGGGCGCTGGAGACTCCAACAAGTTCCAAATCTACGACGACCTCGACGATGCGGCGCTGCTCACTTGCGATCTGGCCGGGCGTTTCGCTATTGGCACAACGGCCCCGACCTTCCCCCTGCAGGTCGTGTCCTCCGGTACCACTACTGCTGTCGCAATCCATAACAGCGACTCGTCGGCTAACAGCAGTAACAGCCAACTCAACATCCAATACACCGCCGACGGCAACTGTACGGGGGCTTACTTCATCAAGTTTGCAGACTCAGCGGGCACCATCGGCTCGGTGACTTGTGCCTCCACCTCGTCGGTCGCATTCAACACGACCTCCGACTACCGGACCAAGGAAAACGTCACCGACCTGACGGGTGCGGTCGACCTGATCAAGGCGCTCCGCCCCATCAACTACACCTTCATCCGTGACCCCCTCAGCACCCCGCTTCAGGGGTTTCTCGCCCATGAGGTCGCCGAGGTCGTGCCGCAGGCGATCAGCGGCGAGAAGGATGCGATGCGAACCGTCCCCGCTGAGGAAGGGACGCGGGCGGTGGTAAGCGAACCCGCGACCTACGTTCAGGCGGAAGTGACCGACGAGAACGGCGATCCCGTCCTAGACGAAGCAGGTAACCCGACATTCGTAGACACCGACGAGATCGTGACGCCTGCGGTGATGGTGAAGGAAACGTTCGAGATCAGCCCCGCCCACGAGGTCGAGGATCACCAGCAGATCGACTACGGGAAACTGGTTCCCGTCATCACTGGGGCCATCAAGGAACTTGACGCCCGACTCACAGCCGGAGGCTTGTAATGACTGAAGTGACCATCGAAGAAGTCCTCGCCGCCCTGTCCGAACGGGGCCGCCTGGAATGGGAGGCCGCCACCCAGCGGGCCACCATCGCCGCGCAACGCGCCGAGATCGAACGGCTAACAGCCGGATTCATGGATTCCGATGCTGCCGATCCCGCGGAGTGAATGGGGCGCAAAGCCGCCCCGCTGGACAACCCGCCACCTGACACCCGTCAACAACGTCTTCATCCACCACGGCGCAGTCGAACTCAAAGACCACAGCCAAGAAGGCGAAGCCGCAACACTACGGGCCTACCAGCGGCACCATGTCGAAACCCGCCGATGGTCCGACATTGCGTACTCGTTCGCTGTCGGCGTCGAATCGGGTCGGGTGTACGAGCTGCGAGGCTGGGACAACCGTGGCGGGGCAACCCGCAACCACAACAAAGACTCGTATGCGATCTGTGTCATCGGTGACACCACCAAGCAGCAGATTTCGCAGGCCGCTATCGACGCGATTCGTGAACTGATCGCCCACGGGATTTCAAGCAACAAGATCACCCCCGGGTTCCAGATCCACGGCCACCGTGATGTGAAGTCCACGAACTGCCCCGGCGAATCCGCCTACGCGGTTCTTTCCCAAATGCACCCGGGCCAGGGTGAATCTCCTGACGAACCGGCAGTAATCCCGGTGTTGAAACCGCCGCCTTATGTGAAGGCGTTGCGGTTGCGTCGCCCCCGGATGCGCGGCTACGCAGTCAAATGGGTTCAAGCTGCTGTTGGCGCAGCGCCGATAGATGGCATCTTTGGCCCCGGGACGAAGAAGAAGGTGGTTGCTTGGCAACGCGCGCACCCTCGGTGCGGGCCTGCGGACGGCATCGTCGGTCGCAGAACGTGGAAGCAGATGTTCGGGTAATGGGTGCCGAATGGGTCGGGGCATTTGGCGTTGTTGCGGCAGCGTTGGTGACCGGCGTGTTCGGCATGGGCATGTCCCGATTTCGCAAGGAGAACACCGACCAGCACGCATCCACGACGCAGGCATTGGGCCGGTTGGAAAACAAGATGGATTGTGTTTCAGAGGATGTAACCGGGTTGACCGTCTGGTCGCGGGTACATGACGAGAAGCACCGGTTGATAGAAGAAGGAGCAGCGCGTGGCGGGTCTTGATTACCGCCATACCGGGCTTGACTACCGGGAAGGCAACGCAACTTACGGTGGTGTCCTAACGGCGACCGTTTCGGCGGTCACTGTTGCTGCTGTCACGGCGGTTCCTGCTGTCACGGTGACTGCCCACGCGAATGTGGCTCCTGGTGTTGTTGCTGCTGTGGCGGCGGTGCCGTCAGTTTCGGCTTCCTCGACTGTGAGTGTCGCTCCTGCTGTCTTGGCGGGTGTGGCGGCGATCCCCGCAGCGGCAGCGGCAGCCGTTGTTGACGCGCAACCCGGGGTGGTTAGCGCTCTCGCCGCTGCACCCGCCCCTGCTGTTACTGCCGATGCGTCTGCTGCCCCTGCGGTGGTAGCGGTCGTTGCGGCGGTTCCGGCGGGCACCGTCACGGCTACAGCGTCGGTGTCGGCAGCCGTGGTTGCCAGTGTCGCTGCGTTGCCGGCAGCGGTGGCGTCACAGACAGCGAACCCGGCCCCGGACACAGTTGCACGTTCCGCGTCGGTCAGCGGCCTGTCGCTGGTGCGGCATGTCCAAACTGGGACAACGGACACGTTGGGGACGATGCCGGTCGGGGAAGAGTTCTTCAACCCGTTTACGCCAGAAAACAGGTTGGCTCGGTTCTACAACGCACGCGCTAAGGGCCGGAACTTGTGGATCGTCAATGACGCCACGGTCGCAACAGACCAACCGACAGACGAAACGACGATCACCAGGACGATCCACGGCGGGCACACCGGCCCGGATTTGACAGAAACGGAAGCCGATTTGTTGTCGGTTGCCGGTTACACGATTGACGTTGAGGAGAGTGTCGCCGCATGAGTCAAACAGAAGCAGAGAAGAAGGCGTTCGCTGAGAAAGTGCGGTCGTTGTCATTTTCGACTGGGGCCGCGAACTCTAAGGGCGACAATCGCAGCGCTGAGAGGCGTTTGGGTCGCGACATGGACGCCTACAAGCGGTTGCGGGACGACGGGTTGCAGCCGCCAGCGATACGCGGGTCGAGCGATTTGGAGGCTCGAGCGCAGTCGTCGGTGGAGGTTGAAACCGGCGAGTTCGCGAAGACTGACAGGCAGCGTCGCGTGATGGAGCAGGCGCAGAAAGAGATCAAGGGCGGCGGGGAATGACAGCGCAAACATGGATTGACCGCACACGCGATTTGTTGCTCGCTGGGACTGTCGAGCCGATCAACCGCATCAACGCCGACGCCGGGTCTGGCGCGTCCACACTGTCCATCGAGTTCGACACCGGCCCGATTGTGGTCGGCAGCCTCGTTGAGATCGGCACGGAACAGATGTACGTCACTTCGGTGGCAGGGCAGTCGGTTGGTGTCATCCGCGGGTATGGCGGCACCACCGCTGCGGATCATTCGTCGGGCGACATTGTGCGCTCCAACCCGCAGTATCCGGCGTTTCAGGTATTGAACGCGTTGAACGACGACCTGAATGACTTGTCGTCGCCACACCGCGGCCTGTACCAAGCAAAAACCACGACGTTCACTTACACGGCGGGCACCGACGGGTACAACCTCGCTGCGGATGTTCTAGGCGTCCACTCTGTTACATACGTTCGGAAGACTTCCACCAAGTCTGAACCGCAGATCCGTCGCTTCTCGGTTCGGCGCAACCGTGACACTGCGACGTTTGCCTCGGGCACGGCGCTGATCCTTCACGACCCGGCTGACGGCGAGCAGACAGTCCGAGTGGAGTATGCGGCACCGTTCACGACGCTGACTGATTCAACGACGGCGCTGTCCGCCACTGGGTTGCACACTGAGGCGTATGACTTGCCGCCACTTGGCGCAGCGGTGAAACTCATGTCGTTCAAGCCGATTCCGCGTGAGTCGATGATGCAGCAGGGGCCGGTGCGACGCGCCGAAGAGGTTCCGTCGGGGGCGATTTCGCAGTCGATAAGGGATCTTCGGTTCCTGCGGGAACAGCGCATCCAGGCTGAGGCGGCAAGGTTGGCGAAGATGTATCCGGTTCAATGGGTGCGGTCGGGGCAGTAGATGGCGGTTGCGCCTCGCTTCGACGTAGCCCTCGATGGCCGCGGTTACCTCGTTGATTACACGGGGTTTCGCCGCCGCACCCTGCCTGCCATGCGGGAACAGCGCGATACGTCTACCGACGTTGGCGAGAACACTTTGTCGAACGCCGGCCAGTGGGTGCGTTCGCAAACGGATTGGTCACTGGGCGCAGGACAGGCACATTACGACCTAGCCGATTCGGACAGGCGGCGCTTCGACTCGTCAAAGAACATAGATGTCTTCACGAAGGGTCAGATCAGTCTTTGCAAGGCGATAGAGCAGAAGCACACCGGCACTAACAGCAACCTTTACGCCCGTGTGGTCAACGGGTCAGTGTTCTATTTCTCTGACGGCCAGTACCTTCGCTTCGGATCTCCCGATGCGGCGTCCCCCTCGTTCTCGTCCTCCGACCAGGGTGCGGCGGTTACGGACTGGACCTCGGACGGCACTTCCACCTTCGCTGTGACCGGTGCAGCCGTGAAGAAGGTGGCGGTGTCGTCTACTTCTGCTGCGTCCACGGTTGGATCGTTCGCCGGCGATGTCATCGAGTTCGCCAACGGCAGGCTGCTGTCGGCTGACGGTGCCCGCATCGTGGAACTGGATACGTCAGGCACCGTGCTGACTTTCGACAAAACCCTCACCGGCACCTGCAAGGTCATCAAGGGTGGGCCGAACGCTATCTACGCCGGGTACAACGACAACGGGCAAGGCATTCTCTACGGCATCACCGTGTCCACCAGCGACGGGGCACTGTCCTACCCGGTGCCGGCGGCGGTTCTTCCCGTAGGCGAAACCTTCACCGGGCCGTTTTGCATCGACGTATTCGGAGAAATCATGGCGGTCGGCACCACCGCCGGGGTGCGGTTCGGAGTCATCAACGCCTCCGACCAGTTTTCCGTCACGTTCGGGCCGGTCATTGACGACGGCGGCGCAGCCTACGGGGTACGCATCGTCGGCCAATACTGCTACTGGGGCGCCAAGAATGGTGACACCTGGAAGGCTGATCTGACTACGTTCACTGACACGCTTGTCCCGGCGTATGCCCGGTTCCTCGCTCACGACTCAGCGAGTTACGGCAACGTCCTGTCCTTGGAGGTCTACAGCAGCAAACTGTTCTTCACCGACTCGTTAGGCGAGGTGTACGGCGAGGACGCCACAGGCGATCTGGCAACCTCTGGTGAACTCACTGTCGGGAAGGTGTCCTACGGGACGGTCGCTAAGAAGATCGTGCGGGGCGTGTCGGGCCGGTTCGGCAACCCGACCAGTTCAGGCGATGTCGATTACCAAGCGTCATCCACCGACTACGGGCAAACCGGGCTCAACTACCAGGGCACCGCAGAAGGCATCCCCGGAACTACACAAATCACGCTCACCGACGACTCGTCCACCGCGACTGCGTTGACGCTGCCAGCCGAAGCTGCCGAACAGGCATACGCCCCGTCTACCAACGACAGTTCGTCGGAAGTGTTCACCGTGAAGGTAACGCTGACCCGTGACGGGACTGACACGACCACCGGCCCCACGTTGGAACGCTGGTCAATGTTCGCTCGTCCGCAACCGCAACGCATCGAAGAACTCATTGTCCCAATCGTGCTACAGGGCCGAGTGCAAACATCTCTCGGAGGCGGCGCACCAGTCGGGTACGACACTCAGAACGAGTTTGTGGCACTCCGCACACTGCTCACCGCAGCCAAGGCCGTGACCTACGAGGAAGGCGAACGCTCCGAATCGGTCACCGTTGAGGACTTAGAAATGCAACCTATCCGCTATGCCGACGATCATTCGTGGTGGGAAGGAACCCTTATATGCCGACTGGTGACAGTGCCATAACGCTGACTGAGTTCGCTCAGGTCCACGCAGCGGGGAGGACGCATCGCCGCTGGGTTGACCAGTTGCCCGACGAGTTGGTGACGCAAATCATGGAATCTCAGGCTCCGCCGTCGGTGGTGATCGCATGGCTGGAATCGCTCGGCTACGAGGGTGCCACCCCCGCGAAGATCAAGGTGTTGATTGCCGAACGGAATCGCCCGTGACCGACCTAGACGAGTTTGAGGAAACGGCCGCGTTGCTGGAACGGTTGACCGCAGCGGAACAGAAGGTCGCCAAACAGCGTGTTGAACTTGGCCTCAGCCGCAAGCAGACAGAACAACTCGTCGCTGAACGCGACGACGCTCTGCAACGCCTCGACCTTTACGAAACCGCCGTTGGCCTCGACCCACCGAAGTGGTTGACGCCGAAACGTCCGAAGCGCACCGCCGCCACAGCCGTAGCGATGCTGTCCGATACGCATTGGGACGAGGTGGTGGACGTTGTTGAAATGGACGGACGCGGCTGTTACAACCGTCAGATCGCAGAACTGCGATTACAACGGTTTTGCGACAAGACGATTGAACTAGCCCGCGATTACACCGCCGGGGTGGACATCGAAGGACTCGTCCTGGCCCTCGGCGGCGACCTCGTAAGCGGCTCGATCCACGAAGAACTCCGAGAATCGAACGAAGGTTCTGGGCTGGAAACGGTCGTGCATTGGTCCGGGCAGTTGGCGGCAGCTGTCACGTTGCTCGCAGACCATTTCGGGAAGGTGTACCTGCCTGCGGTAGTTGGCAACCACGGGCGCATGACGCGCAAACCGCGCATGAAGGGGCGAGTGCGCGACAACCTGGATTGGTTGCTGATGACCACCACAGCGAACCACCTTGTAGACGACGACCGGTTGTCTTGGGGGATTTCGGAATCCACCGACCAGTTGTTCGACATCTACGACACGACGTTTCTGTTGACTCACGGTGACCAAGTTCGTGGTGGCGGCGGCATCGGCGGCATCTGGCCTCCGATCATGCGGCTGCGGGCACGGAAGCAAACAAACGCTCCGCATGACGTTCTCGTTATGGGGCATTGGCATCAGTTGGTGCAGGCCGGCACGGGCGGGTCGGGCCTAATCGTCAACGGGACAACCAAAGGGCCAGACGAGTTTTCCGCGATTTGCAACTTCCCTGACGAGCCTCCGCAGCAAGCGTTTTGGCTTGTTGCACCTCAGCATGGCGTGACCACACAGGCACCCATCTTCGTGATGGACAGAAAGAAAGAAGGTTGGTAATGAACCCGACGAGGGATATTGCGGAACGCTGCCTTGCGACATTCATCGAGTGTGCGGCGGCAACCATAGGCACTTCTAGCGTTTTAAGCCTTGGCGTCGATACCTGGAAACTCGTTCTGGCGTCCGGTGTTGCCGGCGTCCTATCCGTGCTAAAGGGTTGGGCAGCGACCCGGTTGGGGGCAGGGTCGGCATCTCTGGCCGACTAACACGGTTGCTCCAACGGGAAGTTGCGACGCAACTCCAGGGGCAACCGCTCCAACAACGCTGCCCGCACCCGGTTCGACCGGGCAACCCAGTAAGAGAAATCGCCAACCAGGGAAGCACAGTATGTATGCACCTCATGCCCAGCGCGACAGTTGAGATACCCGACCGTGTAGGCACCCTTCCACGACGAGACACTTGTGTGGTACCCAACGGCTTCGACCATCGCCACGATGTCTGGCACCTTGCCTAAATAGCTGATTTGGTAAGCCTCTTTGCCTAGCACATCGAACACATTGAGGGCCCCTGTGTTCACGACCTCTGAAATCGGTTTCTTCGCAACCGGTAGCGATGTCCCCCAATCAAGCACCCGCCCGGTTTTCAACTGCCACGAATAGCAGGCAGTAGGTGGACTGCCGAACAACCGGAAGAAGTCCTTGCGGATCACTGTCCCGAGTCGGAACAGTTCTGATTCCTGCCGAAGCGCCTCTCTGTCGGCTGCGGCACGCAACTTCTTTGCTTCTGCTGCCCGCTCCTGTTCCGTGGCCACCCACGAAACAGCCGGGTGGCCCCCGCCGATTACAACGTCGGACATCAGCCCCGCCCACGCACACTCCTCCGACTGGTAAGCACATTCGTCGCATCGCGTCGCGACACAATATTCGCTGACACCAAGGGCCGTCATCTGTCAACTTCCTCCTTCGCCGCCACGCAGGATTCGGCAACATCTGTAATCGCCTGCGAACCGATTTCTACGTTGCGGGCAGCATCAGCGTGCATCATGCTGCCGACAGCAACCCGCTCCTGCAACGCCACCACCGACGCTTCAATGTCCTCAGCGGATTCGCCGCACAAAACCGCCTCCAACACTTTCACTTCTACGCCCAGCACCCTGGCTATAGCGGATCTGTGGCCCCAAGGCGAAAACGTGCCCTCTTCAATCCACCGGATCGCCGCCGCAGGAACACTAAGTTCGACTGACAGTTCAGCGGGCGACCAACCATGCGCTGCTCGGTGCTGGCGCAACGCCGACCCGACAGCGACCGCGCCCGGGTGGTCCGACCCAACCAACTCGTCCACAATCGCAGACAACCGCTCCAACCGGGCCTCGATCCGCCCCAACGCGTCAGACGCCAAATCGGTAAGCCCAGCGACCTCAGCTTGGAGATCAAGCAAGTCCTTCTCAACTCCAGCCGGGGAATCCAGCAACTTCAACGCCCGGTCAACCGAGATTCCCAACCACTCAGCCAGGACAGGAACATCCTTGTAGGGCTTCGACTGCCCCTGTTCCAGACGGCTCCACTTCGCTTGCGTCCACCCCACTTCCGCAGCAGCCGCCGTCTGCGCTATTCCACGCTTCCGACGGTGACGGCTGATCGTCAACGCTAATCCGTTCATGGCAAACTCCCCTGCTCCGGCTAATAGGTGAGTCGCAAGATAAACCGCTACCCGCGTAGAGTCAAGCCCTAATACTCGCGGCCAGCCATCGCCTCACGCAACTGCTGAACAGAAGCCCGACGCAAATACGCCTCCGTCGTCGCCAACGACGAATGACCCAACATCTCCTGCACCGCCCGAACATCATGCCCCGACGCCTCATACACATCCGTCGCCGCCGTCGCCCGCATCGCATGACCCGACTTCCCGTCATACGGAGCTGTCTTCACGCCAGCCCTGGAAAACAGATTCATCGTCCGATGATTCATCGCAGACTTCGACAACGGTTCTCGAGAATCCCGCTTCGACAACACCGGCCCAAACCCCGTGTGGCTCTCCCGCAAATGCCGACGCAACAACGCCGCCGTCTGACCAGACAAGGGCAACACCCGCTCATGCGACCCCTTCCCAACGACGCGCATAGTCGCTGACTCAAAGTCAAGATCGGCCACCTCCAGCCGGCGAATCTCTATCGCCCGCAAACCCTCTTGGCACATCAACGAGACAATCACTTGGTTGGAAATGCCGACCGCCCGCGACCGGGGATGCGCGTCGAGGTGACGAGCCGTCGCCATCAACTTCGACGCATCGCTGTGGCTCAACGGACGAGGCACACGACGCGGCACCTTCGGAGCCGCAATCTCCCAGCCCAAGTTCCTTTCCATATACCCCTCAGTCACCAGGAACGTGGAGAACACGCGAAGAGCTGAGAACCGCGAACGACGATAAGCGGGCGACGCCTCCGGGTCATGCACCCAATCGCTCATTGCCTCTACTGTCAGATCAGCAACAACGCGGCACTGAGAGTCGCGGCAGAACTGACGCAGCATGTTGCGACGCCCTCGCGCCGACTCGGCCTCATACGGTGGCCGGCGACCCCCGATGAACTCGTCAATCAAACCTCGGAGATCGACCATCCCGAGGTTGTAATGTGTATCCGTGCGTTGTGCAAACCGTGAGGTACTTGACATATCGCTGATCGTCCCGTAGTGTGTCCCCCGACAAGTAAACGGAAGTGTTCACAGCAGCATCTCCATGTGGTTGTAGACGGTTACGGATTGCACCCCTGACCGGGTGACAGCCTCCCAGTAGGGAGATTTCCGTACCCGGGCACCGCTGGCGAACTGCAAGACGCTTCCCCGTACCTGGGGGTATGGCATGGATGACAGTAGTGGAAGCACCGGGTTCGTAGCAAGCGCTATCGGGGTGTACCTGCGAGCGAAAGCGGAGCGGGACGGGCCAAAGCCGACAGTGCTTGGTTTCGGGATGAGGGCGTCGGGGTCCGGTGGGTGTGCCCGCCAACTCGCGTTTGCAGCGGCGGGGGTGCCCGATTGCCATTTCCCCGACGAGGTTTCGGGCCTTGCGATGCACCAAGGGAACTCCGGGCATGAGATAGCGCAGCAGGGGTTGGCGCATGTGCTGGAAGATTTTGAGGCTGAGGTGCCGGTGACGTTGACGCATCTTGGTTTCACGGTGTCGGGGTCAGCCGATGGCGCAGGGACGATGGGCTGCAAGCGGCACCCGTCGGGGCAGAGCCGGGCTGTGTTTGAGTTCAAATACAAGGGTGCGTTTCCGTACAAGTTGGCGCGGGAGAGCGGGCCTGAACAGAAGGAGGTTGTGCAGGCGGCGATCTACGCGCTGGGGCTGGGCATCCGTCGGGTGTTTGTTGCTTACTTTGCCCGTGAGTCGTCGTACATGGACAAGATCACTCTTTGCGAGTCGATGGAGTGGACCTTCTACCTCGATGACCTGTTCGGGGACACGGGGCAGACGTTGGAGCAACTGGCGTATGACGAGTTGCATCGGATGCAGGCGGTTTGGGAGCAGGCGCAGGGCAATCTGATTCCTGCCAGGAACATCCCGGGGCACGGGCTGGTTTCTGCTCCGGTGGGGTATGGGGCCAAGCGTGGGAAGCCGTGGAACTGTCGTTACTGCCGGGTGCGTGATTATTGCGCGGACTTGCCGTCGGAGCAGGTGCCGGTGGCTGAGGCTCCGTTGGTGGTTCGGGAGTCTTGGTTGGCTGAGGTTCCCGTGGAGGTAGCCCCGTGAGCGGCAACCGGGGCAACTCAAAGTTCTACGTCAAGTGCTGGGAGTGCGTCCGCCATTTCATAGGCGAGTCCCTGCTTGACCGGTTCGACAACAAATGCAACATCTGCGATGCGGACCTGGACCGCGTGGAGGACCGGGTATGAGGTTCGACGGGACGACGTTTGATGAGCGTCTTGATGGCGTCCGTTTGCGGAAGCAGTGGGAGCGGGTGCGCGATGCGATGGCTGACGGCCAGTGGCGCACGGTTCAAGAAATCATGTTGTTGGCAGAGGTCGAGTCGGATGCGTCGGTGACGGCGCGAATCCGTGATCTGCGGAAGGCCCGGTTCGGCGGATACGACGTTGACCGGAAACGTAGCGAGAACCATGACGGCTTGTGGGTGTATCGCCTGCGGGAGCCTGAGCCTGCCGGTCAGCGGCAGCTCTTCGCGGAGGTGTCGGCATGACTCCCGAACAGGTTGCCGCACTGTCAGTTCCGTTCCCGCCAGAGATCATCAAGACGAAGGGCGGCGGCGGCAAGTTCGCTGCCGACTATGTGGATCACGGGCATGTGACGGAGCGGCTGCTGTCCGTTGACCCGGAATGGTCGTGGGAACCGCTCGCTGTTGACGACAACGGTTTGCCGGTCCTGGCGTATGCGAACGATCACGCAAGCCTGTGGGGCCGCATGACCGTATGCGGCGTGACCCGCGTCGAGGTTGGCGTCGTCGCCGCTCACAAGGACGAGTTGTTGAAGGAGGCGGTAAGTGACTTCATCAAGCGGGCAGCGATGCGTTTCGGCGTGGCGTTGCATCTATGGATGGGCGAGGACGCGCCACCGTCGAAGCAGCGAGCAAAGCCGAAGAGCAAGGCGGCGGGGCCGGAATCTGGAGGTGTCGCACCAGACGGCACCCGCCCCCAACCATCCACGGGTGCTTACGGCCCCGCCGCCGTCCCGGATGCAGAGTTGGCGAAGGCGTTGACCGAGTTGGGTGCCCGTGCGAAGACGTTCGGGTACGACGCCGCCGGGGTTCGGGCTCTGGCGTCGGAAGTGCTTGGCCGCAAGATCGCTAAGGCATCTGATTTGACCTCATTTGAGGACATTGAGGCCGTGGATCAACGGTTGGACCAGGAAGCCGCAAAGAAGGAGGCGTCCACATGATTCGTGTATTTGGCGACGGGTATCTGGTGAAGCCACACCCGAACGCGTCTAAAGCAGTTGAGCTCACTGATCTGCCGTCAGGCACGGTCGTCGGGAAACTACGGCTCCGGTCGTCCAACAAGAAGGTGAAAGGCGAATGGACTTCGCTGTTCATCGACATGGAGATATGGGAAGGGTTGGCGACCAACGCTGCTTCTTCGCTTCACGCCGGCGACCACATCGTTTTCACTGGGGCGTTGCAGAACGAGGAATGGGAATCGAAGAAGGACGGGTCGAAGCGTGTGACCTGGAAGATTCGGGCGGACAGTTTGGGTTCCAGTTTGGCGTGGGCGACGACAACCGCGGAGCGGGCGGAGCGTGAACCGGAACTGGCGGTTGCGCCTGTGCAGCAGCAGTGGGCTGCCGGGGAGGAACCGTTCTAATGGACGAAGACGCGCTTGGTTGCCGCTGTAGTTGTTGTTCGGTGTCTGCCGAGTTGGCCGAAATGGTTGTTTTGTTGACTCGAGTTTCGGTCCGCATGGCTGAAAGGTTGGAGGGGGCGGCAACTGGTTTGGGCGTTGACGATGTTCTCCCGACAGCGCTGGTGGGGGGCTTCCAGAGGGTTCACAGGGACGCCAAGAGAATCCAGGCGAGGTTGGCGGCGTCGTGAGTCACCCAAACAAGATCAAAGGCACCCGGTATGAGGGTGAGGTAGCCGACTACATCGACGCCCGTAAGCCGTACCCGGTGGAGCGTCGTGCCCTGCACGGTTCTGTAGACCGCGGCGATTTGGTGGGCGTGCCCGACTGGGCCATCGAGTGCAAGAACGTGCAGGCGTGGGCGAAGGAACTGCACTCCTTCATTCACGAAGCCGAAGTGCAGGCAGAAAACGCGGGAGTCCCGTTCGGATGCGTCGTCGTGAAACGCCGCAACCGTCCAGTGGAGGACTCCTACGTCGTGATGAGTTTGAGACAGTTTACGGAGGTACTGCCATGAGGCGGTTGAGAAGGTGGTTCAAAACGAGAGAAGCCTTGTTCGCAGAGTTGGCGAATCTGGATAAGGCTTGCCGCGAGTTCCAGGCCCGGACGTTTATGGCGGATCGGTGTATCGACCAGTACGACGAACTGGTTGACGACATGCAGGACGAGATCCGGGAAAAGACACAACGGATTGAGGCGCAAAACCTGTTGTTGTCGGCGTTGGGGGCGGTGGAGCAGTCGAAGGCGGGTGTTGCCGATGACTGATGTGGAGCTGTTCACCGGGTACGAGTCGGTCGCGCCTGCCGCAGTCGCAGACCGCCTGTTCACCGCATGGCGCAACACCCCGGACTGCCGGCCACTGCTGCCATCCACCCGCGTAGAGACAATCAAGAAACGCATCCGAGAGGCCGTCGAAGGCGGCTTTGACCAGGAGTGCATTTTCGGGGCGCTCAACAACTGTTGGAAGTGGACTTCGCAACGCGCATGGGCGACAGCGTTGGACATTTCTGCGAGGGAACAGCGCAGACAGCGTGAGCCGCGGCTGTCTGAAACGCAGACAGCGATCTTGGAGCGGCTTGGTGGGACAGCGACGAACTGAGTGGAAGGCGAGGGGTGCTTGTGTTGATGAACCGGTTCAGGTCTTTTACGAGAAGCGTTATTACACGACTGCTCGACGGGTTTGCCGAGGTTGCGTCGTTCGGCGCAAGTGTTACGACGCGGGGCGGCGCGAAGAGTTCGGGGTGTGGGGTGGCCGTGCCCGTGGGTGGATCGAGGACGACCCGTCGGACACCGTATGACTGGGAGAAACAGGGTGATTTCCCTCAGTTCGCAACAGACGAATCTACACCATGAAGCAGTGGCTCGGCATCGTGTTTGGTACAGCAGCGTTTATTCTCTTGGGCGCGCTGACTGGAACCTGCCAGCCACAAGGAAGCAGCGTCGCCTTTGGCGTATCGGGTTCCGCTGAACTCCCCTCCGCAGAACCACTGTCCAGCCTGGGCTACGGGGTGGTTTTGTCAGCGGAATCGCTGAGGGCGACGCTGCTTCCCACTACCACGACCTCGGGCCGGAAAGCAGGCTTCGACTCTCCGCTGACGCGCACAGATTTTGTGGCGTTGGCGGAGCGGACGCGGGTTCGATTCCCGCCCGGTCCACTACTTAGCGGGTCACCAGCTCGGGCAACCGACACAACCACAGACAAGGAGGTGTCGGCCGTTCCGACGACGCTGCCTGAGCCGGTGACCCGTGGATACTTGGAGGGCATCGTGCGGGAGTTCTTCCCGGGCGACGAGTACGAGTATGCGGCAGCAGTGGTGGCATGCGAGTCGTCGTGGAACCCGGATGCGATCTGGACCGGGGCGAAGAACAAGACGCCGCAAACGAAGAGTGCCGCTGGGCTGTTCCAGTTCATTCAACGAACCTGGGTTTGGGTGGCGGAGGATGCCGGCGTGGACCCGGACCCTGCGGCCCGGTTGGATCCGGTGCAGGCGACACAGGCGGCGAGGTTCTTGGTGGATCGTGCGGGGGGCGGCTGGTCACACTGGGAGTGTGCGCCGTGACCACGGTTTGGCAGCGACCCGAGTGGCACGACAACGCAGCCTGCCGCGACACCAGCCCCACCATTTTCTTTCCCAATACAGCAGGCGTCGGCAACATCTTGAAAGCCCTAAAGATTTGCGAGTCGTGCCCAGTAATAAAAGAATGTGGCGAGTGGGCAGCGACACAAAACGAAGAGTTCGGCATATGGGGTGGGCAATCTTGTAGGCAAAGGACGCGTACCCGCCGAAAGTTGATTCCAAAGTCGGCGTTGTGTGTCATTTGTGAATGCGAGTATGCGCCGACACGGTTGGGGTCGAAGACCTGCTCGAGGCGGTGCGCTGACAAGAACCGGTACCGGTTGCAAACGGAAAGACGGGCGGCGCAACGTGGTGCAGCATGAGGATCGGGTCGTTTTGCAGCGGCTATGGCGGTTTGGATCTTGCTGTCGCAGCCCATTTCAACGCAACGGTGGCGTGGCATTCGGAACTCGACAAGGACTGCGCCCGGGTGCTTGCTGCCCGGTTTCCCGGCGTATCGAACCTGGGCGACCTCACCGTCATCGACTGGGCCGAAGTGGAGCCGGTCGACATCATCTGCGCCGGGTTTCCATGTCAACCGTTCAGCCATGCAGGGAAACGACAGGGCGCAGACGATGAGCGAGCAATCTTCGAATACATCGCAGACGGCCTCAGCGTTCTACGACCAGGCCTCGTCGTGCTGGAGAACGTCCCAGGGATCCTTACTCTCGGAGGAGCATCCGTTATTGGAACGCTTACCGGATTGGGGTACGACTGCCGCTGGGGCATTGTGCGTGCAAGCGACACCGGGGCACCTCACCGCCGTGCGCGCTGGTTCTGCGTTGCTAGCGACACCGACGGCGTGGCTAGGCCGACGACCGTCGCAAACGATAGGCGACGCGGCGAGGTGGCACGACCCGGAGAGGTCGAACGAACTCTCCGATCAGATGGCGGCGCTGCTGCCGACGCCGACGACGGTCGATGCGAAGGTGTTCGGCCCGAACGTGGACTGGCAACTGCGACTATCGAACCACGCACCACATACCGCTTCGGTGCTTATGAACCTGCCATCGAACGATGGGAACGGATCCTCGGACGACCAGCACCCGACCCAACCGATGATCGAGGACTGCGAGCCGAGTTCGTCGAATGGATGATGGGCCTACCCGAAGGCTGGGTCTGCGACCTGGGCCTATCCCGTACCGGGGCGCTGAAGATGCTCGGCAACGGCGTCGTGCCGCAACAAGCCGCGTTGGCGTTGGGGTTGCTGTCTGATGCCTGACCATGAAGTAGCCCGCCACACCCGCGAACACCGCATCTACCTGTCCATCGGAGACATCGCAGCCTGGATGAAAGTCCCCGCTGCGTCTATTTCAGTTCGGCATGTTGATCGGGCACCGGATCGTGATGACCGGGTGGTGCGTATCTGTTTGTTGGAACGTGTCGATGACTGACGCCGAGATCCGCCCCAACACTGTTTGCATCGGTGCCGGCCTACGCATCGTCCGCTGGACAGTGCTGGTAAACGGAGAGGCTGCCGCTTCATTCAACTCGCGTATCGAAGCGTCGGAGTACGCAAACAAACTATCTAACGCCCCTGCGCCTGTGTCTAAAGAAGCGTTGCTTGCAAAAGAGGGGGCCGGATGACCGACCTTGACGCCATGACACAGGTGCAGCGCATCGCCTACTTCAAACGCCGCTACCCCAGCTTGGGCCACAACGCCGCCATCAGCATCGGGTGCGCGACCACGCCAGAGGGGCGGGCATGGGAGATACAGATGGCCCGTGGCGAACGGGCTGCAGCGACGGCTGACGATCCGAACGAGGTGACTCGTGAACTCGACGGGGCACGCGACGACTTGGTTGCCGACCGGCACCGCCAGGAGGAAGGCGTCCTGTGACCGGACTCCTCCAGGCCGACGCTGTGGCGCTACCGCTGGCTGACGCCGAACCCCACTCGAACCCGCTATTTTACCTCGGCGTTGACGACGCCCATTGGCTCGCCAGCATCGGCGTCCCGCTGTTCGTGTCGCGCCGCCGCCTAGAGAACCGCCGCACGTTTCCCCGCGCCGTAGAACGGTGGGCGTTGGACTCAGGTGGCTTCACCGAGATACACAAGTTCGGTGAATGGCGGCTCTCAAGCAGCGACTACGCAGTTCAGGTGATGCGCTACGCCGACGAGATCGGGCACCTTGACTGGGCCGCGCCGCAAGACTGGATGTGCGAACCGTCGGCGCTTGCCATGTCGGGCCGTACCGTCGCAGAACATCAAGACCTGACGGTGCGGAACTTTGTTGATCTGCGGCAACGCCTCGGCCCACTGGTCGTCCCCGTCTTGCAGGGCTGGGACTATGACGACTACCTGCGCTGCGTCGACCTGTACGCTGCGGCAGGTATCGACCTGGAGAGTGAACAGACCATCGGCCTCGGGTCGGTGTGCCGACGACAGGCTGACAGCGAGATTGCTCGGATTATTCGGTCGCTGCTGCCGCTACGACTCCACGCGTTCGGCGTCAAGGGCAACGCCTTCGTCGCTAACAGCAACCGGCTCGTCAGTGCAGATTCGATGGCGTGGTCATACCAGGCGCGTCGCAACGAACCGCTGCCGAGTTGCCGCCATCGCTGCTGTAACCATTGTCAGCCATACGCCTTACGTTGGCGGCGACGCCTCCTTCGCCGCCTCGACCAACTTCGCCTCCCGCTGGACGTTGCATGAAACGCCTACGCCAGACCGTCCTCGACGTAGCCGGATACCTCGTCGTCATGGTACCGCTGCTCGTTATGACGCTGTTCGTAATGTGGATGGCCCAGATCGGGAAACGCTAGAGGAAGGCGTCCTGTGACCCCCGACGAACACACCCGAGAACGCATACTGACACTGCTTGACGAGTTCGACAGAAACTCAACTCGCATCCGCGCATTGTTGGCGTCGCCAACTACCGCCAACTACGAACCCGCACAACGCCTTGCCAACGCTGCACTGAACCTGCCGGGGCGAGGCCGAACTATCAGCGACCTCAACCTGTTGCAGATTGCAGCCTGCTATTCGTGGATGGCGGGGCACCGCGGCATCTATCCGCGGCTCGCGGACGAGCTCGGATGCAGCGAAAGCCATGCGAGAAACCTTGTCCACCAAGCACGCAAAGTCGGCTACTTGGAGCCAACTGTTCAGGGCAAAGCGAACTTCAACCTGACACTGACAGCAGTCGCAGCGGTAGAGAACTGGTCTGGGTCGAAGTCGTTGTTGCGAATGCTGCCGACAACGAGCATGAGATAGATGCCGTGACCCCCGACGAAGCCAAACACGCCCTCCTCGCCATGTCACAAGCATGGCCCACCAAAATCTCCGACCCCACCCTCCACCTCTGGAACAACCGACTCACCCGCCTCGACTTCGCACAAACCATCAAAGCCATCGACAAACTCATGGACACCTCAAAATTTTGGCCGTCCTGGGCCGAACTCAAAGAAACCGTCGATGCCATCAACAACGGCACCAAAGCAGACTGGCAACTAGAACCAGTCGC